GGGCACCTGTGGGTTCATGTTCACAATTTCGGTATCATCAGGCAGTGGGGTGTACGAGCCGAACTGCTGGTCAACCGTAGTGACCTGCGCTGCCCCCTTACCTTTGATATAGCCCCACGGAAACGCTGTTTTACTCAGAACAATATCAGCTACCGAATAGTCTCTGGACTCAGAAACCAATAGTTGCTGGATATAACGCAGAACACCCACGTACTTTTTGAGTGGGTTATTGTCCGATGTTAAATTGCCCAGCCCGGTGTCAATAAGAACATAGGGGATTATGCCATAATTATGCTGGGCGACTCCCCCAGCAACAGGCAGAATCGGCACATTGTCGTATAGTTCACAACGATACTTTGGACTCCAGAACGAAACACACTTTACTAGGTCACCAGCCTTGCGATGCTCCGGGTTAGTCCACTTGCTATATTTTTCCCGAACATCATAGGCCAGTTTGTATGTCGTTTCGAAAACAAATCTGTTACCATTTTCAAACGGGTCGGGCATAATATTGTAGGGGTGGATTGCCTGAACTACAATGGGCAGAGATTGGTGGGTTTCTGCCCTCCATTCATCAAGACGGGCAGCGTAAGCCTCTTCCGACTCCCCCTCCTTGCGCTCTGGGGAATCCACCCAGCGGTCTTTGTCCCACACCGTTTTGAAAACCGCCAGACCGTGCATCCAGTAGTGTTTGGCGGCGGTGCGCCACGGACTGATAGTGGATTCAATCTCAGTGCGATGGATAAGACCGAGATAGAACTTCCGCATCATTTCCTGTTCTTCTTCGGAAGCGTTGGAAGTCCCTTTACGATTAACAAACACACGCGCATTGTTGATGTCGGTGTGGTCTACACAGGCGTCTACCATATCCCGGGCCGTGGGCAGGACTACGCCGCGATTCTTGAACTCCTCGGGCAGATTCATCAGGGAACTAAACTCTAACTCGTAATATTTCTCGTCTTCCTGAAACTGAGCCGGGAGGCCACTATACCTACTCTCACAGGCAGTGTACAAGTCTAAAATATCGGTTACGGTTGGCTTATTGCTTTTTGTCATTAGTAAACCACCTCGACTTCAACTAATCCAGTCGGGCCTAATGACAGTCCACTAAAGGAAACTTTCTTCTGGGTGCCCGGTATTTCCCCGGCAGTCCAGCTAACTGTCATCGGTGTTTCCCACTTTACATCGTCCAAATATAAATATATTGAGTAGTTACGCAGGGCAAGTGTCTGGGCATTGGATTCAACAGTTACGTCAACCTTTGATAACGACTTGACTTTAACATCGGTAATCGTTACTTCATTGGTGAAGTTCATCTGCCCAGAACCAGCCAAATTCTTCTGGAATAGGCTAATGGCGTAGGTAGTAGTAGTCCCGATTAAAAAAACTACCACAAGAATAATCGCTACTATCTGGATAAACTTTTTCATCCTATCTCGCCCGCCTCATACCGACGTTATTAAAATGCAAAGTTTTAATGGACTGGATTGAGAGGGGTCGTTGAGTAGCAAACCCATACCTCTCGGTTAGTCCGTAGATTGCATACCGCATCGCGTCTACCAAGTGGTCGTTAAATTTCACTGGCTCGGGCAGACACCCGGTTCCGTCCGTGGAGTTCGGGTCTTTCTTCCAGCAGTAACCTTGGATTTCCTTTATCAAATGCTCTGACTCCGATGGAATCATAAGCGTCTGCCGCTGGCAGAGGTCTATGCCCTCTTTGACCCCTTTGTGCCCGTCGTAAGCGGTATATCCTGCCCGGTAGATTTCCTCCGTCATCATCTTGGCGGAGGGGTCTGCGTAGATGTCGCCGCGCATTTCATGGGTGAAGAACTCGATGATGTCGGCAGTAGTCAAACCGCTACGATAGAGTCGCTCCTCGCAGTAGAACTTATCTCCTAAGAGATAGACTTTACAAACTGCACTTGGGTTGACAAGTCCGAAATCGAGTCCATAGGCCCACTTCGCGCCCGACATATCGGGCAGTTCAGGAATGACCTTGTAGTTGGAATAAATCCTACGCTCCAGTTGGCCCCACTCCCCTAGAGCGTAAACCCGGTAGAAGTTCTCGTCTTGGTACATCAAGTCGGTCAGGAGCTTCACATACTCTTTGGTCAGGAACGGGTTGTCCAAGAACGTGCTGTGGATAACCTGTACGTCCTGCTCTTTTACCGCCTTAATTGGTATCCAGTTATTCGAGTCTATCGGGTTCAAGGTCAAATAAAGATGATTCAATTCTCCGGGTTCCACATGCCCGGAAAGACGGAGCTTTAGATTGGTGTAGTCTTCGTAGCTAAACTCATTAGCTTCCTCCATCCAGATATAGTTAAATTCGGCTGACTTTATCTTTTCCGATTCGTCAAGGCCGAAGAACTGCACTTGGTTGGTGCCCAGTTCATAAGTGTTGAAGGTCTTGTTATGTTTACTCTCGTCATAGATTTTATACTCGCGGAGCAGGTCGTAAAACAATTTCATGTTGGTCATTCTGAGGGCAGGAAAAGTTTTACGGCAGATGCCTATTTTTTTGTTATTCTCTCCGATTAGCTTCGATATAAGAAGTTGCGCCACGGAATAAGACTTGCTACTTCGCGCTCCTCCTACATTTATTAAAACCAGCGCCTTGGACTCTTGGTTGCGTCGGAAGATGTCAGTGTATTCAACTTCTCTGGTTTCACTATTAGCCAAAAGTTAAAATTCCCACTGTTGCTTTTTGTGGAAGATTGGTGTCGCAAGTAACTTTATTATAATGCCAAGGAGGGTCTTGAACAATATAAGGGTACGGGGTGTACGTCTCGGGGATTGGGTTAATAAAGGGAATACTAACATCGTAGCCCCATTCCATCCCACACTTCACACAATAAACTTTGCCGCAGTATGAGCAGTATTTAACCTCTTTGTGTTCGCAAAGGGAATTTTCTGTTTTGTGATTACATTTATCCAAAGTCAATCTCCTGCGGTTTGGCTAGGTCTGCCCTGACTCCAGCCATTATTTTAGAATCCATATCTGCAACAAGCTGGGCAGTGGTAGGGGAGTAATCCCGGGGCAGAAAGCACCCGAAGTCCCAGAACCCACGAAGCCCTAACTGCATTTTGAACCTCAATAGCGGAAGTTTTATTCCGGTATTTTAATTCCTAACTTAATTGTACCATGCCCAAGCAAGGGCATGTCAAGTAGTTTTTAGAGGAGAATATGATTTATTTTGTAGTCGGTTACTATCTGCCCGGTTTGAGGCTCAATGGTAATCCAGCCTGATTCTGCCCGAGCGTAGTTGAAAGCGTGGGCACCTCCGGTGGCGGTTTCCCCAATGGCGATACCGACGGCAGAGAGGCCAAAGTATTCGGAGAGCAGCGCTTTGAGCAGAATAGCGAAGTCGTCACAGTCAAATTTCTCGGCGGCGTAGGGGGGGAAGCTATGGATTCGGCGGATATAGTCTACTGCCTGCCCGTAGCCCCACGTGGTAGTGTAGAAGTATTGGGAATCGAGGGGGTATAGGATTTTGATGTTGAGGGCACGAAGTTCCGGGCCTATGCTGCCCTGCGGCGCTTCGTAGAAAGTGATGGACGGTTTAGGGGGCAGGAGGATTTTTTTACGGAAGCACATAGTAGTTCTCCTTGACAAAGTATTGGTACGGCGTGGTACACTATATATAGATAGAGGTTTATGGAGGTTCTATGGGTATTAAACTGGGAACAGAATTAGGGGAAGTGAAAACTGCTCGGGAGATTGGTTACGCGTGGAAGAACAAGTCGATAAAGATGGAGTGGTGCCGCTGCGAAGATTGTGGCATGTTGCACTGGCAGAATCATAGTGCCCTCAAAAAACTTAGAGTGATTAAGTGCCGGGTCTGTTGGGGTAGAGCGTTCTCTAAAAATCCCGACCAATTACAGGCTTTCCCCCGGCAGTGAACTGTCTTATCCACCCTCACCCCTATAGTATATAGGGGGGGTGAGGTGTACAAGAACATTTCAGTCTCCACTGCGAGCCTGTGGGTTTTTTGGGTTTGTCCACCGAGCGTGGCAGGCTCGGGGAAGTCCACCAAAATGGCCAAGTTAGTACACCCCCCTACTTTTTGGGGGCAGGAAAAACTGGTTTAGCCTCGGAGGGTTCGATGTACAGGTCTTTTTGCCCCGTGGAAAAGGTGTACTAACGAGGCTACGATATGGACATCGAGTTTTTTGGGCGGATGGTTTTTTGGTCATTTTTCAGAGTTATGTGAAGTTGTTGAAAAGTGGAAATTTTTTTGTAGATGGTTAATAACCATTATATTAAGATGTACGCCCAAGCCCACTTCGCCAAATAGGAATGTACCCGTACCGATTATTCCTTAATGCCCGAGGCTGGCAACTCTTTGGCCTCAACCGTGATACTCGGTGCTGGCAGAGGTGTATGCCCCATAGGGGTATAGGGCTTAAAGATGAGCGTGACTGGGATACTGCCCTCTAGCTTGTGAGGCTCGGCTACTTTGCCATCGACACGATTTAGAATCTCCGTAGCTGCCGAGACGTTGCCGGACTTGGCGGAGTCTATTAGCGCTTGGAGTATGCCCTCTATCTCTTTCGGATGGTCTAGCAAGTACTTCTTGAGCCTTGCAGTTAGATTTAGGCTCATCTTGGGCTTGCCTTTAGGATTACCGGACTGGCCTTTGACCCATCGGGGTGAGCCTACGCCGCTAGGCGGTGTTTTGGGCACGGAAATCTGTGCATTTTCACTCTGACTTTCACCACCATCCACCGTGAGGCTATTCCAATCCAAACCCCTCTCTAAAGCCTGCCTCTTAGTCCATCCGCCCCGTTTTTCAACACCTTTTAATCCTGCATTTACTTTCCTGAAATCTATTTCCAAACTATTTACTCCGAACCTTTAATACCGCACCTTTTATTCCGGTATTCCGATTCCGGTATCCAGATTCCTGTATTTTAATTCCTGTATCTTCTTTCCCGAATAACTATTCCTAACCTAATCATACC